CTTCTGCTGTCAGGTCGTAGTAGACCCCGTTGACAACTTTCTGTCTTGCCATTTCTATGCTCCTGTTACTCCGTAGAGGGTGAACGATGAATACTGAACGAAGTCCCCGTTTTGCAGGGTCAACGCGAGAGCGGTTACCGCTGCCGTGTTAGTCCACAGCCCTGCGATGACCTGTATCCCCCACCGATAGTCGGTCGTGGAGTTGTTCGCCGTCGCGCTGTTCGCGTAGCACTGCTTGAAGTTCGCTGAGTTGGAGTAGTGCGGGAGCCACATGGAACCAGTACCGAACGTGTCGGCAAGAGCGTTGGCCGCAGGGTTGTCGGCGAAGTCTGTCCACGCTGACACGCCGCTTGACCGATACGACGACGGGGTGGCTGATCCTGTGAACAGGTGCGTCATCGAATAGTCGCTGCTGCTCGTATCGCTGTTGACGTTGCAGTAGATAGCGTCGCGGTAGTCCGCATGGTCGCTGCGCGCCGACCAGCACAGGTACAGGTGGTCGTACGACGACGGGATCGAAGTCTTGCTCCATGACGCTGTGGTGCCTGTGAGTTCGGTGTGGTCGATAACAGTGAAAGCAGCCATCAGGACGACTTCAATCCGTAGAGGGTCATCTCAGTACCCCGCTTAAAGGAATCCGACGGCGGGTACAGCAGGATGCTCGTCACCGCCGCCGTGTTATCCCACAGCGACGAACTAAACCAGATATACGACCCGCCCTGATAGTCGTCAACGACGCCGCTCATCTGCTGCATCGTCGTGTTCTTCGATCCGTTTCGGTAGTCCAGAATGTCGATCACGGATGTCCCGTAGTTCGATGCGGATGGTGTCAACCCCCCCGTGATACGCCCACCCGCATACACGAAAGCCTGCCCCGTGTACGCATCAGCACCCGTATTGGCGCCGTTGTACGCCTGCATCGTATGAGTCGAATAGTTGCTGCCCGTGTCACCGTTGAAACGGATGTAGATGCTGGCCCCGCCACCCATCGAACCGTTGTGTCGTCCTGACACCCGTATCTGGAGATGCTCATACGACCCGAGCGACGAGAACGTCACCGACGCAGCATCAGCCTCCAAATACGTTGTCTGGATTGCTTCGATCACAGCCATCAGGCCACCATCCTAGGAAGGACACCAAACAGGTCTATGCGGGAACCCGCAGCGAACGTCTGATTGCTGGTTCCCCGAAACTTCAACGAGGTGACTGGTCCTTGGTTCAACCAAGTGCAAGCAACCATGCCAGCACGACCAGCACCATCCCGATCAGCAGCGTTATGAGAAATCGCTGACTTGTATTTCCCTGAGTTGACATCAAAGAGGTTCAAGATCGAAGCGGCGTAAGCATTCGCAGTAGCAGTCTGGCCCGGAACTTCATAACCGACAGCCATGTATCCGTTCCACGCCCCAGCGAGAACCGCTGAACCATTACCACTTAGAATCTGCGTTGGGTAGTTGGTGCCGTCGTAGGTGTCGCCATTGGGTTCACAAATAAAGGTGCCCTCTACCGCGCCGCCTGAACTGAATCGGATGTAAGTGATGGCGACCAGATCCATGTATTGACTGAAGTCTCCGACCTGACCGTCGTCGGTCGATGTCAGGGTGAGTGAGGTTTCTGAACCTGTGAAGTCGTGCGATGCCACGCCGACCCATGCCTCACCGTCAGTGAGAACACCATCAACGATGTATGCGGGATCAGCCATTATGCGGCCACCGCGTATCGGATGATGACAATGCCCGCACCGCCATCGCCGCCCCACGACTGGGCACCGTCTGTGTTGCCGTAAGCACCGCCTCCACCGCCACCCGTATTGGGTACACCGCCATCTCCGGGCTGCGTTGCTGTCGGAGAGCGCCCGCCCTGACCGCCGCCGCCAGTACCGCCCGCCGCCCTGTTGGTGGCAGAGTCGCTTCCCCCTCCACCGCCGCCCGCATAAGCCCGCACCGTCGCGGTGATGCCGTAACCGTCATCGCCTGCCCCGCCGGGACCGCCGTTGGCGTGAGGTATGCCTCCGCTCCCACCGCCCGCCGTTCCTGCGGCAGTTTTCCCACCGCCACCACCGCCACTTCGACCAGCAGCAGCATTACCCTGCCCGCCTGCGTTACCCTGACCTGCGGTCCCCGCACCACCCGATCCTTGGTTGTCGCCGCTGTCTGCGCCTGAACCACCGCCACCCGAACCGCCTACTGCACCATCGGGATCAGTGGCCGATCCGTGGCCTCCCGAACCGCCCCCGACAGAGGCGGTGATGCCAAGAGCCTCACTGTTGCTCCCGTTGGTCCCGCCAGCGCCAGCAACCCAACCCAATCCACCAGCACCAACGGTGATCGTGTAAGTGCCTGCGGATACAGCCACGGCTGTTCCCGTGGTCATACCACCAGCGCCTCCACCGCCACCGTGCTGGTCCCAGTCGCCCGATGCGGCTCCACCGCCGCCGCCTGCGACAATCAAATAATCCACATCAGCCGTGCCGCTGGACACATAGAACTTGCCCGAACCACGGAACGTATGCACACGATACGTCGTACCAGAATCCTCATACTGCGTGATAATCCCACCAAACGCCGTCAAACCAGCAGCACCAAACAGGCCACCATTCAACCAAGAAGACACAGCCGTCGAAGGCCACGCCTTCGGCGTGTCATGCCGCCCCCGCCAGTTAGAAACAGCGGTAGACGGGTTGGTGCGATCCTGACGAAACATTATTTAGGCAGTAATACGGTTGACGTACCCGTTAATCATCACCACATTCGCCGCAGCAGCAAACGCCTTGATGACAAGACCGTTCTGCAACAGCAGACCCGGACACACAAGCACCCACCCCGCCTCAGCAGCAATAGTGACCTCTGTCAGATCGTCAGGTGAAGTAGCGCCGCCGTATTCGATGGTTAGTTTCCTGTCCGTCGAATCGGTGTTGCAGGCGTACAGCCATACTTCGTCCAGATCCGATGTGCCTGCGACAGCGGTATGGATGGTTGTTCCTGCCGTGGCGGTGGGTACAACCTTGATGTTCTTGCCTGTCGTGCCACCAGACAGTTTGACCTTGGAGTATGTTGCCATGTTCGTCTTTCCTTAGTTGAAAACTGAGTTCGTGAGAATATTATTAGCGTCATTCCACACCGGGGATGTGATGTCGGAAGTCAACGCCACCGTCCCGGTGGCATCCGGCAACGTGATAGTCCGATCCGCAGTCGGATCAGTGACATGGAGCAAAGTCTCGTAGGCGTTAGCGGTTGAACCCTCAAAGGTGATAACCGGATTCGACCCGTCGATCTTTATACCCGCAACAAAAGTCGCCAACTCCGTTACCGACATAGTGCCCTTGACCGTTGTCAAGGAACCGGAAGCCGACAGGAACGGTGTCCCCGTAGCCCACGACACGACATCCGTGAAGTTGGCATTCATCTGGGACGCCACAATCGACGTGCCCGCCGTAAACGAGTTGGTCACAGCCAAAGCCGCCATTATCGCAACCTCCGAGTCCTATACATCGCCACAGCCGACGTAAGCCCCCACTTCCCACGGGCGCCCGTAGACGGCGTAACACTAAACCTTAAACTAATAGCCTTGGCTGTCCCAGCCGTAGGCCACCTAAAGAACTTGTAAATGTTGGAAGTGCCCCCAGCAGCCCACTCCGACACGTTCCAAACGCCATCACCAGACCCAGAAGGGGCCGAATCCCACGACGCCGCCCCACCGGGACCAGTAATCGACTGAGACTGGGAAACAGACTCAGTCGACAGGTCGTAATCCTTGAAAATGCCCATGCGTACAGTCAGGGTGTTGTCCGCCAACATGACAGTACGGGTCTTCCCCCACCGTTTCGTAAACGTGGGCCGGTTCCCCACAAACCACCCGGTCTGGTAAAAAGACTGGATTTCCCCGGCAGTCGTCCCGTTGTAGTCGTCTACATCGGCGTCCGCGTCAACTTTCGCCACCCGTGTAAACGCTGCCGTGCCGTTCACATCAGAGGTGACGGCCAGCCCAAAGTGTTGCGCCCCCGACGGCCTGTACGCCAACAGGGAACGGGCGTTGATGTCATACCGGGTCCACGCACCCGTGTCACCCAACGACGGGTCCCACATGAACGTGTTC